ACATAGGAGCCATTACATATATATATGATGTCATGGGGATTACAGAGACATCACTTCAGGCTAAGACATCGGCAATCATTATTAAGGAGAACTCTAATAAGAGAAATTTAATAAGAACATCACGAGAGGCTATAGAGTCTATACAATCAGGGAGTGATTATCAGGATGTATTGAGTGATATAGAGAAATCTATAGATAATCTAGATTCTAATTTTTCTGAGAATACTAGGCTAGGTGATAATGTTAATAACTTCATAGATAATATTAAATCTATGAAGGATGGAACATATGAATGTCATAAATTACCCACAGGGATTTCCCATTTAGATGAAAAGTTATCTGAGGGTGGCATAGGTAGAGGCGAAGTTATGGTGATATCTGCACCAACATCATGTGGTAAATCACAACTAGCATTGAATATAGCACTCAAGACTGCTATATCAGATGGCAAGGGTGTTGCTATATTTTCATTTGAAATGCCATCAGAGCAGATAATGAAGAGGATGACACAAATATCATCAGGTAAGAATATTGCTCATACCCTAACCAAACAAGAGGAGAATAAAGAAAAAGATTTCATTGAGATAGATAGCTCTATCCAAAAATTGTCTGAGGCAAATATTCATATCATACATTATGTTAAGGGGATAACGGAGCTAAAAGCAAAGTGTAGGCAACTAAAGCGTAAACATGATATAGAACTTATTGTTATAGATTATCTTCAGCTAATCACATGGGACAGGAGAATGTCTAAGTGTGATGGCATAGCAGAGGTATCACATGGAATTAAGCAGATGGCAATGGAACTAGATTTACCTGTAGTATTATTGGCACAGATAAATCGTGAAGGAGCTAAGAGTGGAAAACCAAATATTTATAGCCTAAAAGATTCAGGCGATGTTGAGAATGATGCAGATATTATTTTAATGATGTACCCAAAAAATGTTGACTTATCGCAGTCAAAAAAGCTTGACAAGAATGGTAAGCCATATGTAGAATTGGAATATAAATTAGTAAAGAATCGAGAAGGCGAAAGAGATGTTGGAGGAATATTTGTATTCGATAATTATGTAGGCAGATTTTTATGATTTAAGAGGATGAGAGGTGTCGGTAACGCCCTCTGCTTTGTTTCGCTTCATTTTCAAAGTTTGGACATCCTCAATAACTTTTTATGAAAGAAACACCAAAACCAAAACCACTATCATTAGAAGAAATAGAAACTAGAATACATCTCTACAGAGATGAGTCTAGGACTATATCACATAGAGTAGATGCTCTTACTGATAGAAGAAAAGAAATCAACGAGAAGATAAAAGAGCTAAAAGAAAAGGCTAGAATCCTGAAGCAGTAGGAACATTTTGTTGTTGCTTCATCTGATTCTCTTTCATTAAGGCTACCCTTTGCTGTAAATCTTCTCTTGCTTGGTTCGACATAGCTGTAGCTTCTTGCTGTAAGAAATATAGCATCTCAGCATTCATTGTCGATGACTTCAATAAACTGCCAAATCCCTCTTTTGATGCTATAAGATATGGAAATGTCTTAGCAAATCTATCTGCAATAATTTCTGGTTTCTGGTATTTTTTAATATTCATTGCAAATAAATCTTTTAATACAGGGGTTGTTGCAAATCTACCATATAATTTATTTTGAACTGCTGGTAGAACATCTGGAAATACGGCAGTAAATAAATTAGAACCTGCTACAACACGAGCTCCAGCATCTTTCGCTGGTCTCTCTGTGCTAAATTTTAGGATATTCGCAGATGCACGGATATTATTTATTGTCTCTTTACCAAGTAATGCTTCTGCATTTTTACCAATTATGTTACCCTCTCTCAGTAATCCTATCATGGACTCAGGGTTAAATATAGTATCATCCATACCTTTTTCAGCAGATGATAAGCCCTTTCTTGACATATATTCAAGTCTTTCGATTATTGCAGTTCTGACACCATCAACAATCTCAGCACCATTTGGTTTAGATGCTAGTTCATCCATATACTTATTAAACTTCTTTATCATATCTGGACTAGCTTCTAGCAGATAATCGGCAAACATTTCAGGATGCATTGTAAAGTCAGGGTCTTTTATTATTCTACCAACTATAGCATCAGCTGTCTGTGCCTTTAATCTCATATCTAATTGAACCTGAGACTTTATTATTTTTTCAAGCGTCTGGACTTGCTTAGGTGTTGATGCATTCAATAGTTGTGCTAACTTATCTTCTCCTAAGTTTAATACACTTCTAGGATTCTGTGATGCTAGTTCATTGAATGAATCTAAAGCTCTAGCTTTTGCAGTCATGAGTTTGTCAGTCTGTGCATTTCTCAAGACATTTCCTGCACTATCGAGTTCACCATATAGGGCTCTTATCACATTGATATCATATTTAAGTTGTGTTCCCTTAGATATATCAATTATTCCATTAGCACCAATATTTTGCTGATAGGCTTGTCTTAATATATTTCTAGACTTTTCTCTATCTGCTTTGTTTGTTATTAATTTCAAATATCCTTCAACATCACTAGCATTGGCAAGTATTCTATTGAGTGCTTGGTCTCCACCCATAGCAAACTCTCCTGTATAATTACCACCCTTACCCATCTTAATGATATTTCCATCTACTAGATTAAAGAATGGTAAGTATTTAGCATTATAATAGTCATTTGCTTTGAGTAATGCATTTCCAGTACCTTCAAATTGTTTAAGTGCTTTGCCTGTCTTAGGGTCTATCACTCCATTATTTCTTATGGTTCTTAGCCTATTTGAGAACTTTTCTGCAAATATTTGAAGCTGAGACTTATCCATAGACTTTGCTCCATAGTTAGCATCATCTGCATATTTTCTTATGATATTATCTAATTGTCTCATTGTTAGCTCAACAGGCTTTTGTGTAGTAACTGTTTGCTTCGCTTGAAGAGACTTAGGCAATAATGCTTTTTGAAGCTTTGGAAGATTTTGAACTCCTACAGGTGTTACTTTAATTTGTTTGCTTACAAACTTCTCTAACTCTTTTAGTGTTTTAAATTGATTCCCTGTTGATGCATTGAGTGCTTTAAGTATAGCTTTTTGTTCTTTATTTGAAACACCACCAGTTATCTCTTTGAGTGTTTCCTGATATGCTTTAAATACAGCATTAGCATTATACCTAACACCTTCTTGATTCGATACTGCATATACATCATTATATCTTCTATCTTTTACATTCTTAACTCTATTGAATGAATTATATTCTATAAGCTGAACTTGTCTTCCTCCTACGACAGAATCAAACTTTCCATCTATACCATTTCTTTTTAGAGTTCTATTCATTGCCTTATTAAGCTCTAATGTTATTGCCTCATCTCCCTGACCAAGGACTTTTATCATATTCTGATAATTCTGCCTAATAGCATTATTGGTAAAATCTATTGCTTCTTTCAATGAACCACCATTTCCAGTCTTCATTGAATTCATGATACCCTCGATGGCGACTCTATTTTGTTCCATCATATCACGCAAAGTCTTAGAATATAATGTTGCGTCTATATCAGCCTGTGCCCCTGCTCTGGAACGCATAGCACCAGAGGATAATTTTATAGCACCAACTTCTTTACCAAAGTTCTGATTTAGCATCTCCATATCAGCTATCATCTTTTTAGCAAAGTTATCTGGACCGACTCCTTTTACTGATGATAACCATCTTCCAGCACCAAAAAGAGCTCTATCTATCACGAACTGACCAGTAGATTCAACTGCTGTTTGTTTAAGAGATTCTCCCATATACTGGGATAATGGAGTTTTTTCTATACCCATCTCTTCTTGATAGCTTCTATCATATGCACCAACAGCTAAATCTTGTAATGTCTTCGTTCCATAATCGGTTAATGCTAGACCTAATGCTGTTAATGTTAATCCTACTGGACTTCCTATACCTGTTCCTGTTAATGCTACACCACCTACTATGAGTGGTAATGCCAATATTTGAGTAGCTACTCTTCTCCAGTCTCCTGATATATCACCAAAGTCAGATAGGGTAAATCCCTCTTCATCCATAAATATATATTTAGGCTGACCATTTTGGTTATTAGTATCTAATATGAATCTAGGTTTTCCACCTACCATCATTGTTCTGACTGCATCTTTACCATATTGGCTTCTTAAAAAATCTAACTTCTCTCTTGGGTCTCTTCTTAAATCCAGTTCAGACTTCATCTGGAAATCCATAACTCCTGATGTAGCATCTACATCATCTACAGATACACCTAATGCTAGGGCTGTATCATATTCAATCTTTCTGGCTCTTTCTTCTGCTGGAAGTTTTCTTAATTTCTCTCCACCAGCACCTCTTTCATGCTTGTAGTAATTTTTAGTAGCAAGATT